CCATTATTTACAACAACATTTACCCATTCTTTCCTCTCTGCATTCCAATATTCTGATCTATATACCGACGTCCATTGTATAATCACAGCATAGTCTGTCATATCGTGATTATTACAAAAGTCTAATGTAGTTCGTACTATTCTATCATTACTCTCTCCGCCCATTGCAAGATTATCTACAGTATCGAATCTGTCTGCTAAATGATTTGACCATACTATCGGAGATATATTGTTGTCTCCGCCAGCCATACCAGACCCTGCTGTATAACTACAACCATTCACAAGCAAATTATTCATACATAATTCCTCTGTTGTAGTTCTTTATAAATTGCATCGCCTATAAGTTTATGTCCGGTTTCATTAGGGTGTTTATCTTCAGCACTAATAAAATTACGCTCTTGGTAAATTGTTAACGGTCGAGCTGTCCATTTATCAGTATCCACATTGTTCTTTAAATGTAGTTCGTATTGTTCCTTGTCAGCATCATCACTAAGGAGATGGCTGTAAAGTGACATTGATGTAAATATATACGGTATCATTTTGCTGTCTAAATACTGTTGCATCAAAATAACTTTCTTATAAAAATTTATCTGGTAATCAGTTATGCTCTTTCCATGCATTAACTGTTTCTCAGCCGCATCTGTTAGCCTGTCGTACATGCCATTGGTTTGTAGCTTTTCTAAATCATTAGCATTATCCATGTTAAAACTAATAGTCTTCCCCGTTGTATTACAAAAGCCAGCAAATGCGTTACATGAAGGTATAAAGCGTTCAAAACGCAAAGGACTAGTCCATTGTATAACTGCAACATAGTCTGTAGCATTACGAGAATTAAAATATTCCATTGTGGTACGAAGTATTCTATCGTTACTCGCACCTCTAATTGCTAAATTAGTAACAGATTCAAATTCGGGTATTTGGTTTGCCCAAACATACTCTAACGGAGGTGCCAGTTCGCCATCAGCAGTATGTACTTCACCATTACCTGCTGTAAAACTACATCCATTTACAAATAATTTTGTCATAGCATTTTTGCCTGAACTTGTATTTTAAGTTCGTTACTAACTGCATTTTCTGTAATGCTTTTCATTGTTAATAACCTGCCATATTTGTTTACTGCATCGGCAACATCTTTGCATTCAGACGACCATTTAGGAAAACTTACTTCCCATCCTAGTTCTACTGCTGTTGCTATTAAGTCTTTACCTGCACTATCTCTATCAGGACATAGTATAACACGTTTATTAAGTTTAGAAATCAAATGTGCTTGTTCAGGTGTTACACTATTACCCAAAACACTTATGCCATCTATAAGTATTGCATCAAATACGCCTTCTACTACTATAACAAAGTCTCTATCACTGTCTACATACCTGTCTATGTTAAACACATAGCCTGGTTGTACATTTAATAGGTACTTTGCAGTTTCTTTGTTAGGTGGGCTAATGTGTCTGCCGGTCCATCCTACTAATTCGTTGTTATATAGAAACGGAACAACTAAACGTTTTTTGTATAGACTGTTGTTAATGTGCATCAAAGGGAAATTGCCTAGCAATCCACGTTGTTGTGCATATTCTTTAATTGGGTGTCCATCTTCCATGTGTTCTACTAGTGTAGTTTCTTCTGGTAATTGATGTGTTACGAAACTAGCCGCTGTATAAACATACTCAGTGCTGTCTTCTATCTCTAATTCTTCTGAATGCTTCATTAAGTCTAAAACAACTTTATGTATATCCTTGTTAGACACACCTAATGTCTCACATAGTTGCCTGTACTTATGACCTAACTTTGGACTAGGTGCCCAGCCAGTTGTAAAACTACAGTTAAAACAGTGATAGCTTATTTTAGCATTACTCTGAATTACTCCTGCACGTTTTCTCTTGTCGCTACATAGAGGACAATCAAACGTTATCCAACCACTAGGAGTTTTGCCAGAGTTTAAGGGCAAATTATCCATAAGTAATCGATGTACTTGGTCTACTAGTTCATGATGATGCATATTCAGTTATTATAACAGCTTAATGCGAAGAAGTCAATTAATTTCTTAGTTGAAATTTATCTATTGTGCCGGCTGTTGGGTGATATTTAACCCTAATCCAATTAGTGTTAATCTTGAAGTTGAAAGGATCTACTCCACTGAATGCTGTGTTGTATGGCATACTTGGAGAACCGATGTCTCCTTGCACATTTACATCATACCAATCTGTTTCGCTTGGTGTAGTCTCTAATGCACTTGCTTGTATTGAGATATTTCCAGTAAAGCTAGTCATATAAAATGCACATGTATGGCTACCGTTCTGATCGTTATCCATATTGCCGTACATTGCACTAGTAACAAACGTATTGGCGGCATCGCCCAAATCAGTGTTTGATGTTTGTGTAAATGTTGTTGTTTCTTGTGTTGCTATTGGTTCGTACTCCAAAGAGCTCTTTACTTCCAAGTCAGTTACAATTCTATCATTTTGGTTTGCATATAAAGGATACTCTGATGCACCGTTATCTGCAGATTCTGTAATAGCAATTGTGTAAAGTCCTGCGCCAATGTTTCTTAAATCGGATGGGACTAAATCAAGTGTTGCTTCTCCAGTAGTACCGCTGTTTACCAATGTAAGTTGCTTGAGCATTATTCTACGTTTGGTGTTTGGGTTCATGATGGTTGCATATAGGGCCTTGGTGCTAATGTTTTGCAAAGCTCTATCTCTATTTCTTACAAAGAAACTTAACTTATTATTAAACCCTTTGTGGACTGTTAATTTATTTTGATTCATAGGTCTGTTATCCGTTTTTATGCCTTCTATCGTTAAAACTAAGTCCAACGACTGGTTTCCTAAATTATATATTGTATGACTACCGTTAAAGGACATTATTTAATTCCATGTTTGTTATGTATTTATCCATTTGTACTATAAATACTTTTGATGACTAATGAGACTAACCTACAAGAGAAATTCCCTTTTTTAACTGGAATGGCGTACAATGGCAAAGACTATGTCGGCATTGTGCAAAACAAGGACAACCAGATTATAAGTTTTTACGATATTGACAAATGTCGTAACAGTGAAGAAAAGAAAATCATGATGGATTGTGGAGACTTATGGTGGTGGGAATCTAACAGGATGTTACCAATTGATGTATTTTTATTCCATGAAATGCAAGAATTCAGGCACTGTGTTAGTACGTTTATTCTAAAAGAAACTGAAATATTGTTTGGGCCTGTAACTAGTATGCAAAACATACTTAAAAAGCGGATCAAAAGAAGAAGTATTCAGTTAGTTAGAAGTATCGACCCAAAACTTAAATAAGACGTTACTTACCTAATTGCTCTAAGATTAAATTTAACTGCACAATAATAGCTGTAGCATATCCAATTGCATGACTTCTTTTAAAGAAGTAACCATCAGTTTGTTCCCATACTTCTTTTGAAATAACTTCCCAAGTATTACCAACCAAATGTCGTTTGCCTGGTCTTATAAGTGCAAGTATCATTGCTAAGTCTTCCACACTATTAGGTAAGTGTTGTTTAACAATGTCGTGGTGTTTGCTAATATGAAACAGTTGGTCAACAATTTCTTTATGCTCAAACAACTCCCACATAGGGTCTGTTGCTAAAAGTTTATCTAAATGCTGTTCACTTTTAACGCCATTGTAAATGTGGTTGTTCAATACATCTAATTTAAAGTAACCAACTGCTTCTGCTTCTTTGTGGTCTATTGTACTAAAGCCTTTTAACGGAAACATAGGAATAGGTTGCACATACACTCCAGTGTTATGCTTTTCAAATTCTATTCCACGTTTGATACTTGCTGGCGTATGTTGAATAAGTTCTAGTAACTTATCCCTATCAGCCATATCAATGTCTACGTCAAAATCTATATTCATATTATTTTAGCTATCGTGTTTGCTAAGTTTACAAACCATTTAGCGTCATGTCCTTTAGTTGTTTCAGCGGCAGTACCTAATCGAATACCACTTGTTTCTGTAAAACTTCTAGGGTCATTTGGTATGCCGTTTTTGTTTACAGTAATACCATTCGCCTCTAACATGTTCGCGGCATCTTTACCACTTACACCTCTATTAGTTAAGTCAAGTAATATTATATGCGAATCTGTGCCGTTTGTCAAGCAGTTAAATCCATTTGCTGTAAGTTGCTTTGCAAATGCCTGAGCATTTATAACAACATCTTTTGCATACTGACTGAAAGACGGAGTGTTTGCCTCAATAAAACATTGTGCTTTTGCGGCAATTAAATGCATCAACGGACCACCTTGTGTTCCAGGAAAGATTGCACTATTAATACGTTTAGAGTATTCTTCGTTATTCCACAATATAATGCCGCCCCTAGGACCTCGTAATGTCTTGTGTGTAGTTGACGTAACTATATCTGCATAAGGTAGCGGACTTGGATATGCCTTGCCTGCAACTAGTCCACTGTAGTGTGCCATGTCAACTAATAACAATGCTCCTACTGAATCAGCAATAGCTCTAAACCATCCCCAATCAATTTCACGTGGGTATGCACTAGCACCAGCAACAATCATCTTTGGCTTATGACGTTCGGCTAACATTTGAACTTCAACATAATCGATGTAACCATCATCGTCAACACCATAATGATATGCTTGGTAAACCTTGCCTGATATATTTGGCTTACTGCCATGGCTTAAATGTCCACCACTTGCTAAATCCATGCCAAGTATTGTATCGCCCGGCTTTAAGAATGCTTGGTATACTGCTGTATTGGCATTAGCACCACAATGCGGTTGTACATTAGCAAAGTTACAACCAAATAACTTCTTAACCTCTTCGATTGCAAGGGTTTCAATTTCGTCCATATGTTCGCAACCGTTATAGTATCGTGCTCCAGGATAACCTTCTGCATACTTATTAGTAAATACACTTCCGCTTAATTCCATTACTGCATCGCTGGCATAGTTTTCACTTGCTATAAGCTCTATTGTGTTATCTTGACGTACTGTTTCTTTATCTAAGATTTCTCTTATTTTTGTATCCATATTCATAGTCCGATTAAACCCCAACCGTGGTTAGCAATTGCATTAAGTATAATAGCAACACATGTCAACATGTGAGTTAACCACCATACCGTTCTAATTCCTGCTACAGTATTTGCTTGAGTATCTGTTTCGC